GTTTACAGATGTTGCACTCAAAACATTTGAAGAACAGCGTATTCTTCGTATTGTTGATGATGAAAAATTAAGCGAAGTAGAAAAACTGTCTCAGTTTAATGAAACATTCTCGAGACTCACAGAAATGAATCTAACAAGTGTGTATTCAAGTGTTGTAAGCATCACAGTAGGTGATCAAACTGTAACTGATAAAAATCACATCATGGAGTTCTTACAGAATGCACCTGTTGAATTTTACAAATCACTGCTTGACCATGTTGATGATCAACGCAAGAAATTTACTGTAAAACCAAGAAAAATTGTCACAACGGAAGAGGACAGAGCAACTGGCGCTCCTGAAACATTTGAAGTGCCTATTAATTTTGACGCTTCAAATTTTTTCGCATAAGGATCTTGGCTCTCCCAGTGGAGAAAATATTACAAGAGGTCAAGGTCCAAGAAGAAGAAATTAAACAACTCCGCTACGATTTAGCCAAAATGGTTTGGCACATGCGTGGTGGTTTGAGTTATGATGATGCGTTTATGCTGTCTCCAGAGGACAGAGAAGTTATAGCCAAACTTGCTGAAGATAATTTGGAAGTTGCTAAGAAAACACAACAGCCGTTTTTTTAGGCTTTGGTCACTTTGTATCCTGCTTTTTTAAGAAGTGCAATTGCTTTCTGTGTAGCATCGCCTGGCTTTTGTGCAGACTTAAATGTTGCTGGTGGCTCATCAGCTGCAAATCTACCTTTACCATAACCTGCTTTGCCTGTAAAGCCTTTTCTTACAACCTGATCAATTACACTTGTAATTTGTCTGCTGCTCAATACATCACCTGCTGCTGCTTCGTCGTATTGACTTGCTGCCAGTCTTGCAATCTTTTGTTGATCAGCTGGCATTTTGCTTATGCTTGCTGCACTGCCTTGATTACCTAATCCAGCTGCGGCTGCTGCTTGACCAGCTGCTGTCTTTTGTGCTGCTGCTTTAGCTGCTGCTTTTTTATCTTTGGCAGCAGCTTTTGCTCTGCTCTTACTGCCCTTGCTTGGTAGTGCTTTGATAATCGATGCTGCTGCATCTCCATAACCTTTTTGCTTTAGGTAGTTCAACAATGTGCCAGCAGTTGCAGGCTGCTTGCTTGTTTTAAGGTAAGCGTTAAACTCAATACGCATTTGATTTATTTCATCTTTTACATTTTTCTTGCCAGCTTTGTTTGCTGCACGTTGCTGACGAGCAAGTTTTCCAAATGGATTCAATCCAATTTCGTCTAATTCGTTTTGTTCTGCAATAACTTGAAATACTTTCATGACGGCTTCCTTAATATAAATTATTTATCTTCTATATATATTTGTCGTAATTTTTCATCAGCAAATAATTCTTTGCCACCTCTATCTTTAAAACCTAATCCAAGAATAATTTTATCACGTATCTCACAAGTACTACTCCAACTCAATGTGTTTGCTGCTTGAATAACTTTACCAGATATCACAGCATTACCCAAAGTTGACTCTAAAAGCAAAACAATACGTGGTAATCTACTAGTATCACTAGTGACTCTGCCAACTGGTAATGTCCAACTTCCTTTGTATATTTTTCTTATTTCTTTTTTGTTAGTGATAGTTTCATATTCATATCCTTTGAGCATGTCAAGGAGTATGGTTAAATCTTTTTCGTCAATATAGAACACGCCATCTTCTTCATCGCTTGCCCAATTACGTTCACACTTAACACACTGTCCGCTATCAGGTGTTCTCCAACACATTTGTGGAGTATTTGCTTTTCTTACAATGTTTCTTACTAATTCTGTTGCCATATTATATTTACTACTGTTAAGATGAACTACGTTCATCTGTGTTTTCGTTTACACTCAACACATATTTGTTTATCTTAAGTGCGAAGCACTGTAGTTTCATACAGATTAATTGGTCAGACGGAACCTACTAGCGGTTCCACCTTCTCAAAGCTTCATACGAGTAGCATGGCCGAGATCGGAAGTAGGTATTTGACTATGCTACTGGGCTCTGACCTTTCCCAACCTACGTCGACATCACGCAATTGCGCTATCCCCCGCTTCGTTCCTATTGCTAAGGGGTTTTCGTAGCATACAGCCTGTGGGACTTCACCAGTGTCTGATCACGTGATTACGTGAAGCTCAAGGTGGATCGAACATTTCCGATCAAACAGTGTCCTGATGTGCCTTTAAATTTTCTCTAAGTATATTTGAACCACCAACTCGAACATTAATAATACCATTATAGTATTCATCTGTTTCTAAAACTCTACGTTCGAATTGTTCACGTGCCTCTAGGTATGACATTTCGCCTCTAGATTTACAAAAGTATAATATTTCTCTTGTAAAATTATTTTCGCCTAATTTCTCTACGTCTTCTAATAGTTTATCTGAAGATCCCCAATAGTCTCTCCAATCTGATTCTTTGTATCCGCGTCTTTTATTCTTTTTGCCTTTAAGCGGTGGCTTTGTTGTTTTAAATTTTGCTAATTTTTTGCCTACATACTTGCGATTGTCTGTTAAGTTGGTAATAAGATAAACAAATCCTTCATATTCATCTGATATTTCTGTGATTTGCTCACCGCGATATGTCCAACTCATACTTTAATTAGTTTTGCCTTTTGCTTCTCTTGCCTTTTCTGGATTATTTTTTGCTCTACCGTCTTTTACATGCCTAATATGTTCTTGTAGTATTTCTTCTCGCCTAACATTGCATAGATTGCGTAGTTCAGATAGCTTTTTACGCACCTTCCTGCGTTTTAATTCTGCAGGACGATGATTGAATATTTCGTTTAGTTCAAAATATTCAAGAACAGCAAGTATTATTTTATCGTGTGTATCCGATTCCATCAATCTACTATGTCAATATCTGTTGCATAACTTGTAAAGCCGTTTTCTTTAACAACTCTTAATACATTATTCACTCTGCCTACTAGTTCGTCCTTATGACTGATCAAGAACACGTTCTTATCACGTTCTCTAGTCATCTTTTTCAGTATGCCTATGCTGTTTTCTACGCCTGCTGTGTCCATTCCGCTGTCAATAAGCTCGTCAATGAACAATAAGTTAATGCCTTGGTATAAACTTTCCCAAACATCACGGAAAGCAAAGGAAAGACCAAGTATAAGCCTATTACGTTCACCACGTGATAGGTTATCAAAGTCTAAATCCTGTCCTAGCTGTGTAATTTCTACGTTTAAATCGTTCTGGAACACAACTTGATGCGGTAAGCCTATTTTATCTAAGTAGTAAGTTAGCCTATTGTTTAGATATGCTAAGTTTTGGTCAATGATCTTCTTTCTAATAAAGCTATCTTTGTTTGTAAGCAGCTTCAACAAGAAGTCTTGGTGTTCTTTTACATTGTTAAGTTCGTTTATAGGTGCCCAGTTAATATCTTGCAGTGCTGTATCGGTTAAATCGTTAATTTGTGCCTGATAAGGATCTACTTCTTGCTGTTTACTTAGCAAAGTTTGACGCAAGTTATCTACATTGTTTCTATGTTCGTATGCTTCTTTTGCAGTTTCGTAGAATGTAGTAGGTTTACCGTTGATATCGCCGATATTCTGCAATCCTTTTACAACTTCTTCGAGTTTATCAGCAACTTCTGTTTGATATGCCATAGAATCAGTTAAATCTTTGGTTTTTGTTGCAAGAATCTCTGCTTTTTTGTCTTCGTGTAGTGCTTGACCGCATGTGTAGCAAGTTGCATCGTCTAATTCTGCAATATCTTTGTTTGCTTTGTCAACACTTTTAGTTGCCCGCATCAAAGCACTTTCTAATGTGGCTTTTTCTTTGTTAAGTGCAGCAATTGCAGTGTTTAGCTCAGTCCAATTTTGCAATTTTTCATGACTGTTTAGTTCTGCCTCAATATCTAGCTGTTCTAACTCTGTGATGGCAGATTCTAATCGTTCTGTATCGTTTTTCTGTTTAGCTTTCCATGCACGTTGTGTTTGTTTTAGGTTATTGATAGTGTTTTCAATGCCTTCGTTTGCTTTTTGGATAGCTTCAATCTTTAATGTTTCTTCTGTAATAGTGTCTTTTGTAATTTTGATACTATCTTTTAATAAGGTTGCCTTTTCAGTAAGTATTGTGATACCAAGTAGCTGTTCAATGATAGCTCTTTGGTCATTTGCTCGCATACTTAGGAAAGGTTCTGTGTATGTGTTGAGTGCAACGATGTGTTTGAACATATCATGACTCATATCCAACAAGTCGAGAATAGTTTCTTGTGTTTTTCTACTGTCACCTTGACTATTATCTTCTAATTCGTCAAGTTGTTCATTATCGTTTACATAAAACTTCAATATATTAGGCGATCTACCACGTTCAATACGATATTTGTTTCCGCCCTTTTCAAAGTTTAGTGTGACTAACATGCCCTTACTGTTAGTCTTGTTTATCAAGTTATTACGCTTGATGTTTGTTAGTGCTTGGCCGAACAAAGCGTAGGATAATGCATTGATTATCGTAGTTTTACCTGTTCCGTTGCGTGATCCGGTATCGTCACCTCCTTGGTCTAAGTTTTCACCAAGCACTAGAGTGAGTTGATCTTCTTCAAAGTCAACTGCTTGGGTAACATTACCCACACTCATAAAGTTTTTTACTGTAAGATCTTTAATTTTAATCATTCTAAACCATTGTAAATGTTCAACAACAATGCCTTGTCAAAGTTGTCACTGTCGATTGCCATAATTTCGTTGCTAACAATTTGATCAACACTTTCAAACTGTGCAATATCAAGTTCGGTGTTGATTTCTTCAAGTTGTTTCTGTGGAATAAGTGTTATTTCACGGCAATCATAATCTCTAATAAATGTTTCTTTAATAAAACTAGCTTCTTCATAGCTTACAGGCAAGTCTAGTGTGACTCTGAGATACATTCTAGTCTTTAACAGTGTGTCTTTTTCGTCAATAAGCTGAGATAGCTTTACAGTTCTATACTTTGGGCAGTCTTCCCAGTTGATGTATTGTGGTTCTGCACCATTTTCTTTGTCAAGGATCATCATACCACGGTCATCATCCCAAGCATCTGCATAGTTGTGTGGAAATGCATTACCGATATAATGAATCTTGCCTTGTTTTTGTCTTTTATGGAAGTGTCCACTAAACACATACTCTTGATTTACAAAGTGTTCGCTTTTAAGTTCTCCGTGATCGGGCATCTGTACCATAGCGTTCATGTAAAAACTAGGAAGTTCAAAGTGTCCAAATAGATACTTTGCTTTGATACTACTCATACGTTTCCATTCGTCACCTACTAACCAAGGCACCAGTGCAACATCATCTTCGACATGTATATCTTCGATAACTGTCACACCAGGTATATGTCTTGCAAATTCAGTAGATTTTACGTCACGTTTATCCTTGTAATACAAATCGTGATTGCCAGCAAACATATAAAACTTATCAAATGCTGCACCTAGCTTTTCTAAACTGCGTATACCAGCATCCATGGTTGTTAAGTTTAAACTGTTTCTGTTGTGATTCCAATCACCAGTAAACAAGGCTGTTTCACAACCATGTTCTTTTGCAGTTTTGATAAACCAATCTACATATTCTTCACAATCTTGGTTATGAACTCGCGAATTACCCTTCAATCCAAAGTGGATATCCGTAAAGACAGCGGCTTTTTTAAACAAATTGTTATTCCTTCTACCAACTTGTAGTATAAAACATTATTTTATGATTGTCAATTACTTTCTTTTTCTCTGCGTAAGGCTGCTTCCCATTCGCCTTGGTGCATTCTAGTATGACTTGGGTTGAGATCGTTCATTTCGAGAATGTCGTCTCTAATATTTTGATTGCGTTTTTCTAAATTGATAACTCTAACAAAACTATTTGTGACAGCAGCAGTATAGTATGCAAAAGGATTTTGCGATTTTGACTCGTCAAACTGTAAGCCAATCTGTGCAAGTTGCAAAATTGCTTGTCCTTTCATCTCGTCGTTGTAAGTATACCCACGAACGTTGCCTCTTGTAGCATATCTATCTACAAGTTTCATCCACATCATAGCAAGTTTGTTGGTTGCTTTACCATGTTCTTTTGAAAAATAGCCATTTTCCATGCCGCCAACCCAATGACTTTTGCCTACACAAATTAAATTGTCATCTTCGTCAAACTTGAAATGCTGATAAGGCGGAAAAGGCAATTTGATTTTTTCATCTGCAATAGTTTTTGGATTCTTTTTACGTCCTGGTTCGTCAGGAATGTGTTCAAACGTCATAATACGGAATACTAAATCGTCTTTTTTGATTTTTCTATAATCTACTTCGCATTCAGCTTGTTTTACTTTTCTTCCTGCTGCTTTTTGTGCTTCATAAATTGCTGTTGATTGTTTTTTTGCTTTTGCACGTTTTGCTTCAGCAATGGTTCTAACATTGATTTTGTCAACGCTGGGTAAAATTAAATCGTAGTCTGCATATTCTTTTTCTAAATAACTTGCAAATGAATTTTTTGATTTATGTATCTCAGCTAACATGTCTTTGTTGTTGAGATAGTTCACTCTTCTTGCCATGAGGTCTCCTTATATGTATTTATAATAAACTACGTAGATAATTTTGTCAACTAAATACTATATAGGAGATTGAATATGTCTGTAATTAATGTAGTTGGTCAGCTAGTTAACACTGTACAAACAGCTTTTAACAGCAATCCAATTGTAAGAACAGTGCGCACAATTGATAATGCAAGAAAGGTATTTTCTTCTGGCAATGCAGAAGACTTTATTACCTTTGTAAGCCAAGGTAGATTGGGAACACAAGTAAGTTATGGTGCTTCACCTAACACTGCAACAGTAAGACAAGCAAGATTAGCGTCTGGCAATCAGCAAAATGGAGAAGATTGGCGTGTGCGTATTCATCTTCCTGCTGCTCCTGATTATTTTACACAAAGTCCAATATTGTCACCTTTGTTTATCAGTGATTATAGTTTGGTTTTTCCAACAACACCGCAGATTCTTTTATCTAGCATGGCAAACTATGATCAAATACAGCCTGTTCATACAAACTATCCTTATCATGTATACGAATCAAGTAGGATAGAAGATATCACAATTAGTGCAGAGTTTCCTGTAGAGAACGAAAGAGACGGAGCATATTGGGTAGCAGCAGTGCATTTCTTAAGAAGTATTACAAAAATGTTCTACGGACAAGGCCCTTTACAAGGACACCCACCTCCTAGAGTGGCATTATCTGGATATGGTAATTTTATATTTGATCATACTCCTGTTGTTGTAAAAATGTTTAACTTAGATTTACCAAATGCAGTAGATTATATAAAAGTTCCTTTAGAAGATCAAGTGTCGCTTGATGATGAAATAAACGTTTCTGGCAACTATTGCTATGTGCCAACATTAAGTACAATCAACGTCACAGTTGCTCCAGCATACAGTAGAACAGCACAAAAGAACTTTAATTTAGAATCATTTATCAAAGGTGATTACATTGGTAATAAAACTGATGGAGGATTTATCTAATGGCAAAATACTCAGCTTCTAGTCCTTATTTTGAAACACCAGTAAACGAAAGCTATATGGATTTATATCAACCAAGATTTTTACCCCCAGTAGAAAATGATGTAACATATACTATTGAACCGCAATATACATATAGACCAGATTTGTTAAGTTTTGACTTATATGGTAATGCAAAATTATGGTGGGTATTTGCTCTACGCAACATGGATATTATCAAAGATCCAGTCTTTGATTTTAGAGCAGGAACAACTATTAAATTACCGCAAAAAACTACACTTGACTCTGTGCTTGGAGGATAAATGGCATTAGAAAACCCATTAAACAGTTTTGCTACCTACAATTATAACTTTGAATTTGGTGTTTTGAACGCTAGGCAAGCCAACGGCGAACAAAGTTATACAAACGGTGCAGCAGTCACAATTATTAAATCTGGAGGGTTTGCTGATAAGAGTGTGACCACAGCGATTGAAGATGACACAGGTACAAATGTTGAATTTTTTATAGATAATGTTAATGCAACGTATTTGCCTACTGCAAATCCAGGAACCAGTTTTTCAAATGCGATTCAAATTGATTTCCAAGTCATAGAACCAGGCAGTGTTGGATTATTTTTTCAAACTTTGAGTATTGCAACTGAGCAAGCACTTGGCGTTGGTGTAAGTTATTTGAATGCACCGTTTTTATTTAAATGTACCTTTAAAGGTTTTGATGACAATAACAATCAACAAGTATTACCGTCGCACAATTTAGTTTTGTCTTTGGTAAATGTGACATTTGAAGTCACAGCAGCAGGTGCTATGTATCAAGTTAGTGCTATACCATGGAATCACAAAGCCTATTTTGATCAAATATGCAGAATACCAAATGATGCTGCTATAAAAGGCGCAAGTGTAGGTGAAGTTCTATCTTGGGGAGAATTTAGTTTAGAAGCACATCTAAACAAGATAGAAAAAGAAAAAGCAGAACAAGATACAAATTACATTCCGCATGAATTTAGAATTGATTTTCCAAAAGATATTAGTTTAGCAAATCAGAGCGGCAGCAGTAATAATTTAAATTTAGAATCTAACCTACGAGACGAAGCAGCAAGACAACGAGAGCTTGCTACCGGTAGAAGACAAAATGCAGTATCTGATGCTAATTTAATTCGTCAAGCAAATCAACCTAGG